ATCGACCATAAATAGCCACTCAATTTCCAAAGGCTTTTCCGCTAAAGAAAGCCACATCCATCGTCTCTGCCAAGCGATCTGTGGCCTTCCCCTCGTGGCGTGAACGATTGAGATTTTTGGGCTTGGCCTAATCTTGCGAATCTTATCTGCCTCTCCCACTTCCCCAACACATACCGAGGCCGTCTCGTATAAGTCCATCGCTTGCCAGTTATAGATTGCCTCAACAAGATTCCAGTAGTGGGCTTTTGGCCTATGCAGGGTCATACAAGCCCTTCCAGCACCATAAGCCTTTATCCAGTTCCCCTTCCCTGCCCAATGATTAGCAATATAAAAATAAGCCTCTCGACGGTCTGGTTGCAGGGCTATGGCTTGCCCAAGGTATGAGAGCCTCTCGTTTTCTGGAACGCATCGCCCAAGATTGCATAGAACATCGTAGCGGAGTGTGTCCTCTAACTCTGGAAAGGCCAAAGCTCTCATACTGGAATCAATGCACTTATCGTATTTGCCAGACAAAAAGTATTCTTGGGCTTGGTAATACAAGGCGTTGGGTGCGGTTGAAAGCGTGTCCTCTAGGATTCTAAAGTTCCTTTCAGCACTTTTGGGCTTATACCCGGTGGGCTTGTGTATGCGGAAAATCTTGTCTACCCCAATCGTCTTGTTTGGCTCTTTAGTAACAAGCATTTCGTGAACCCGATTCTTCCAAACACAAGTGCCCTTCTTGGAGACTTCTTCTCGGAGTGGGATAAGTCCAGCGTTGTCCACATTGTATTTTAACGCCACTAGGTGAGCGTCTTTAGTGATGGCAAGGTCAATAGCCTCCTCAACAACCTTCGCCCCATCCTCGGCCATTACATCGTCAGCATCTACCCATAAGCACCACTCATTTGAACAAGCCTCAAGAGCCGTGTTCCTAGCGGTTGCAAAATCGTCTATGTGATTCCAATCAGTTCTTTTATTCTGGTAATTAACGATCTTCGCCCCAAGCCCACTTGCAATTTCCTCGGTTTTGTCTGGCGTAGCTGACCCCCTAGAAATACAAACAACCATTTCTTTTGCGATGGGGGCAAACGACTTAAGGCAACGCTCAATATATTCTTCTTCATTTCCAGCGATGAGATAGAGTGATATTTCGTGTTTCATTTAGGATTTCAAGGTTGATGAATTTTAGATTAAAGTAAAGCGTTAAGTGTGGTCATTAGGGTTGTGATTCTTGTATCTAAAAGAGCCAAATCTATGTTTGTTCCAAGCGAGTAGAAAGACATTCTAGCGTCACTATATTGAGCAGACGCACCATTGTTAAAAACTGCAATATCACCAGAAATAAGCGTTGTGGATGCCGTGGAATTTGTTGTATTTGTTTGCGAGCTTCTAATGACTGTATTTGTTGACGAATTTCTTGAATGCCCCTTGAGTCCAGTAGTTACTCCTTCTCCAGTAATTGTTACTCCCCCCGCTGGGGAACTTCTATTCTTTAGATTTAGATTTCCAGAAGTATTGCTGAGTATATAGATTCTCCCTCCGCTCCCAGTTGCTTGTCCAACAAACATTCTTGCTAGTGTTGCTGAAATTGTTGGTATTTGAGTCACATAGCAAGAAATATGTGCATCATCTTGCGATAGGTCTGTATTATTGTAATTCGTAGAAATAAATTTTGTTGAGGCGTCTCCAAGCAATCCAAGTTTTCTGCTGTAATCACCAGCTACAAAGCCATTATTTGTTGGTGCATTCCCCTTGAGCGGAATAATAGCACCAGCCACGGTTCTTGCCCCTGCCATAATGCAAGAGCCAACAATAGCATTCCAAATCCCATCAGTCTTGCATCCCACAACAAAGTTATTGATGGCAACCCTAACAGAGTTTTCTAGGGCTTGACCATCTGCGGCCTCAACTGCGGCTAGGTAGTTAAGGGCATCGGAATCGAAGGTGTTCTTGATAGACAGAGACCCGATTCCACCAATTCTTGTATTGCCAATTAACATAGGATTTCTATGGATAGAGTGTCAAAGAAAAAGGAGGAGCAAGGTTTCCCCTGCTCCCCCTTCTTCGGGAGGAAACAACCAACAGCAATTTTTAGGCGAAGTTGGTGGTGATTCGAACGGCGGCGTTCGGGTCAATCACAACTTCGTCTGTGGACATACGCACCCGCAACACTTGGCTACGGCGAGCTTCGTCACGATAGCTTTCGGAGACGAAACCACCAGCCGAGTCACCCGACCAAACCAAGGTGCGTCCGATTCCGCCAGCGGTGAACTCACCACCAGCAATCTGACCCACAACAATCTTGGTATCAGGCACAACGAACGAGCCGGAGAACGCTTTGTTCTTGCCAGCAGAGTTGATTGCCGCACGGCCAACGAGGAGGTTCTGAACTCCAAGAGCGGCCGCAATTTCAGCTTCGCTCAACAACCTTGCACCAGTATTCGAGATAACTCCGAAGAACTGATTCTGTAGGAGGGTAGAGCGACGAATCAACTCAAACACATTGGCAGACATAGCAACGCAGTTGGGTTCATAACCGTACTGGTTAAGAGCCAATTTGGCCGCCGCCACATCACGAGCCACATCAATCGTGGCGATATTCGCTTGGGTGTAGGCAACTGCACGAGTCTGGTCAGCGATGGTGAAGGGAGTCGTTGCATTCCAGAGAAGATCGGAAACCCGCTTCTCGTGGGAGAGCTTCAACTGGCGGAGCAAGAACTTCGCTGTTTCGGCCTCGTACGAGAAGAAGCGGTTTAAGTCTTTCGCTGTGCTATCATCAAGCAATTCCTCCAAGCCGAATTCGTCAGTTGAAAAATTCGCTTGGCTGAATGACCTAATTCCTCGGCTGTATGCTGAACCAGCATCACGAGCCGTTGCATTGTTGGTCAGCAACTCTGCACCGCCGAGCTGAACCTTGAGGTATGTTCCGCTCTTTGCATCAACATTCTGCAAAGGGAGAAGTTGCGAACCGATCAAACCGACATCGGCTTGAGGGGCTTCGATCAACGCTTGGTTGATGTCTGCCCGAATCGTTGTACCACCACTTACGTATGCCATATATTTATATTCTTTCTGGGTTGGTTAAATTACTGGGTTAAAGGAACTGCAACCTCGATGACTGCATCGGCAAGAGCAGTTTCGAGAGCAACTCCGACAACGCCGACATTGGCCGCCGCTGTGGTCACAAGGCCAGAACCAGTCGTAGCAACGAGGTTGCCAGCGGTGATTCCGTACTCGGAAGTTGCAAAGAAGGTTGGGTAGAACAGCTTGACCGAGCCGTTGTCACCAGCCGCTACGTCGCTGATGGTAGAACCAACGCAACGAGCAGAGCCGGAAACAGCCGCACGAGCCGTGCCGTCCGTGTGAATCTCAACGAATCGGTAAGCCGAAATCGCAGAGGCGAAGTTAAAGGTGCGAACTGCACCACCGTCAATGTTTGTAGCCATTTTAGTATTATCCTTTGTTTAGAGTTTGGTAATACCACGAGACAGAGCCTCGGAGTATTCTTTGGGGTTGGACAGCATCACGGCTTTCATCGCCTTGAGCTTGCTTGTTCCGTAGTCGCTATGGGCGGCCACGAGAGCTTCAAAAGTTTTGGGTTCTTCCTTTTTCTCGGAAGGAACTTCGATTGAAGGGGAAGCGGGGATGGGCTTAATGCCGAACTCGGTGAGAACTTTCTTCACAACCGCACTCATCTCCTCGGTGTTGTCCTCTTCCTCGTCCTCTTTTTCGATGACGATCTTGGGAGCTTCCTCGGACTTCATCTCCTCTTTCTTGACTTCTTCTTTGGGTTTCATCGCCTCTTCCAAGGCGGCGAGACGAACTTTTACTTCGTCCATATCTTTTTTATAATCTGTGTTTTCCATATTTGATTTGTCCTTTTTGTCAAGTGGAGCTTCCTCCACGGCTTCTTTGGCTACGGCTGGGATGGTCTTGCCTCCCTGCACATAACCGAGTTTTTCCATAAACTTCACCATCTCCTCGAATAATCCATTCGTGGCGGCTGGGCTGGAAACTAAATCAGCAGAGGCGATGCTCTGGGGGCGAATGTAATCCTTGCCATCAATGGTCTCGGACTCATTCACAAAGGCCAATGAAACCCCAAACTGGTCGGGGGCTTCCGATGCCATCTCTTTAATCAATCCGTAGTGGGGCGAGTTGCGGAGAAGGCGAAGATCGGCCACTAGCTTGTCTCCTTCGATGCGGGGGTTTCTGGCGAACCCGCAAACTGCCTCCAAACCAGAGCCGTGATTCATCTTAATTTTCACGCCATTCTTGGCTTTCTGCATAATTTTTAGGGCAGTCTCTAGGCTTGTTTTATCCACGAAAAGGTCGTGTCCTTTAGCCTCTCCCACCTCCAAAATGCTTACCCCGCCTAGCTCCATTTCCTCCATCTCCTCGTCCCGATAGGTCGAATAGGCAACCGCCGCCCTCTGCTTCTCGTCTGGAAAGTCGCTAACAGCTTGCTCGTCCCCCATAAAGCGGGATACAAAGTCTTGCTCGGATTCGTCTGCGGAAGGTAGGGGTAGAGGCATAAATGCCTAGATTATGTCAAAGAAGGTCGCCGTCTGCCGCTCGGTATGACTTCTTCACCTCACCCCCACCAGCCATCTTGAGAAACTTATTGACCCTAGCCATCGCCCAAGCGTTCCTAGAGTTGGGCTTTCCCCCGGTAATCGTTGGCCTAAAGCTAGTCGAGAATGCACCCGCCCCCCTGCGAAACACTTTCTTCAATGCTCCAAGGGTGGGGGCTTTCCTTGAGGGGTGCTTGTCTTTGAACTCGGCAATCTTGTTCTTCAATGCCTCTTCGTTCTCGGCTGAAATCTCAATGTCACCAGCTTTGCTCCTAGTGGATGCCGTGCCTTCGGGGTTCTCCTTTGAGCCTTTGATTCGTTCCTTGGGAGGGGCTGGGGTTTGGCTTACTGGTCGAGCCAGTTCTTTCGATCTATCAGAACCTTGGAAAAGGCTACTTATATAAGTTTTAATAGCCTCATCATACTTATCTTTGTTATAGTCTTTAGGTACAAATATCATCGCAGTTTTGGCCCTTTATAGAATTCATATAATTCATAAACATCATCGTCATATTTTTCCCCATTTATATGTCCAGAGAATGTTTCTGCAACAAATTCTAATGGGTTTGTTCTTGCGTATTCGCTAACCTTACCAGCTATCCCCATTCTGGCTTCCGCAGTTTTACCAGAACCAAACTTGAAGGTGGCGTGTTTTGTTGATTCGGCTTCTCCAATATCCCTCATATGCACATTGTGTCCGTACTCGTGAGAGAATAAATCTTTTGAGGCAAACCACTTATCATCTACCGAATCTTGAATCTGATTAACAACATCATCTCCGCTTTGATTGTATGCATTGGAGAATATCATTAGGGATTTTCCTTCTGTGTCCGATGTCGCAACCGCAAATGCCCCTGCATAAGCCTTGCCATATCTGCTTTCTAAATTGTCTGTTAAGATTTTGTCTGGGGGTGGAACTTCGTAGCCCATTGACTTTAGACGACTAAATGACTCCTCTATTTCGCTCGCTCGATCAATGTTCTCTGGAAGCGAGACTTCGACACCGCTTTGCTTAAAGGATTCGGAGATTTTGTCTCGCCTTTTTTCTTCTTGCGTTTTCTCCTTTATCTTTGGTGGTGCAGGGGGTCTGGGTGGCAACGGTATTTGGGATGTGTCTTTTTGTTTTTTAGGCTTTTCCTTTTTGTCTTGCGGGGTTGGCCTTTTATAGTCCTTGGGGAATTTGCCACCGGGTCTTGTTGGCTTATAGCCACCCTTTAGCGGAGGTCTGCCGTAACCTTCCGCACACTTATTGTCTGTTCCAAAAGTTCCACCCTCATCTTGTCCACAATCCCTACCCGCTACAAATTCAGTTTTTTTTTCTCTCGCCTCCATCTGGCCTACCACTTTTCTTGCCCAAGCATAGCCAGCATCGCCACCCCATCCATTCCACGCTTGCCATCCTTTCCCCTGCTCGTCCCAAGTCGCACCCTTCTTGTCCACTTCGTGCCTATCGAAAAAGGCTTTCATTCTTCGGATAGTGTCGGGCGACATCTTAACCCCATTTTGCAAATCCCTAGCCCTAGCGATGCCTACTGGGGTCATTCCTCGTTGGCTGGCTGGTTTGCCTTCCCGCACATCCAAGGCTCTTTTAGCGGCATCCCTAGCCCCTTGTGGTGGCGTAAAATCAATCCCATCGTATTTTGCCAACTCAATCCCGCCCATCATCCCCTCAATCAGCATCTTGATAGATGCGGGGTCTAGGCTTTCCAGAATCTCTAAATTACTTTTTTTTTGAGAAGTGCCAGCGGGGGCGGTCGGGGGCGTAGTAGGTTCTGGTGCTGGGGGTGTCGAGCCTCCCGAAGTATCCCCGCCTTGGTCTTTCCCAATCTGCTGTTTCTCTTCCTTGGTGGTTGGGATGGTTGTTCCGATATTGACCCCAGCGATGATTGCCCTTGCTTGGTCTGGGCTGATGGTCGGGAAGGCCGCCGTGATAATAGATACTGCACCTTCCTTGGAAACTGCACCCATAGCAACCGCATTGATAACATTGATAAGCGAAGCGACTTGAGCACCATTGAGAGAAGCCGTACCAAGCATATCCATATCGCCCTCTTGTCCTTGGGGCTGGTCGGCTGGTTTTTGTGCTGTCTGAACTTGTGTTTCTCGCTGTAAGCCCTGCATAGCAATATCGGAAATTGTGTCGGCTGAAACTTCGTATTCCCCTGCCAAATCCTTAACTAGCTTCGCCTCAATAGCCCTTTGCCTCATAGCACTCTCAAAGTCTTGGCCTCGCTCGGCATAAATATCGGCGGCGGTGCGGAGACCAGTCTTGAACTCGGAGATTGCGGAAGCGGATTCTCTGCCCAAATCAATCGAGACATTAGCCCCGAAATTGAAAATACCCCTTGTCGTTCTGCTTCCCACATTGTTCTCGATCAATCCTCTTGCTACTCCATCGGCGATAACGATGTTCTTAATGGGGCGAAGCACTTTATCGTCTAGGAGCTTCTGGTATCTGCGGAAAGTGCGTCCAGCTTGTTGCATCTCAAGGCGGGCTGTCGGGCCAGACATAGCAGAAGGGTCTACGGCGAAGCTGTAAGGGATGCCGAGGCCAAGGCAAATGTTCCTTAAAAGAATCTTGTGGAACTCTGCGAATGCTCCGCTTGGTCGGCTCGGCCCATCGGGGAAAACAATGTCCTCACCCGGTTCTAGGTAGGAGATTTTACCAGACTCAATCGCTTCTAGTTTGATCGTGTTGCCATTGAGGTCTTCATCGTTTGTGAGACTTGAGAGATCGGAGGCATTGTTGTTGTTTCTCTTTACGATTCCAGCTTGGGAGCTTGCGTTCTTTGCGGCCATCTTCTCAAAGTTAATAATATCGTAAATGTCCGTTGCGTCATTGATTGCGGTATGGAAAGCAGATATTCCTCGGTACTGGTCGATGCGGAGTGGGTCGAACAAGTGGAAGGCTTGGCTTGATGGAATGGTTGTCTGGTAGGTGTAGAAATCCCCAATGCTTCGATTATAAATATCGTAGGCACTTGGAGCACCAGTATCTCGATCAATATGGATTCCACCGATCAAATCTAGGCTCGTATAAACCTTAAATGGGTCTCCCAACCTATCTGCCTCAATGCCTTGAATCTTTAGGTTGCCGTCCTTGTCTCTCACGAGGCAAAACAAAAAATCTCCGTCCCGCAACATACTCATCATCGCCACCTGCATAAGCGTTGAGCCAGTATGTCTTGTGGTTAGGTCGCATTTATCGAACCATTCTGCCCAATACATCTCAACCTCGGTATTAACTTCGGGGTTCTCGGTTCGGGCTTGGTAGGAAATGTTTGCGGCGGTATGGCTGGCAAACTTCATTAGGATGGAGCGAACAAGGCCAACATTCTCTGCCAAGTCCCTCGCTCTTTTCATCAATTCTACTCGGTCGTAGTTAGAGCGATAATCTTCCGCACCAGAAAGCGAACTCGGCCCTTTTCTTTCCCTTGTATATTTAACTGCATCGTAGGAGAAGTTGACGAGCTTTTGTCGTGCAATCATCCGATTAACTGCCCCTTGCGGGTTCAGAAAAGCAACGGCTTTATCTATTAAGTTTAGCTGTGCTTTTTTCACGAGAACTTTGCGTAAGTTGTGCGAATACGAGTACCATTGGCCGACTCAATGGCTAGGGTTAGTTCCGCAATCGTATCTCTCACCTCGCCGAGATTCGCTCTTGAAAACGAACGACCAGCTATCGAATAGCTTGAACCCGCCACCGCTATCGCCTCAAGACAAGTGACATACTTATCACGAAGAGAAGTTAGGGTAGCAAGGGGTAGCCCAAGAAAATCACCCTTCGCCATTCTCAACCTCATCTGTCAAACTTGCGGGGGATACTTTCAACCGCCCATACAAGGCCGCACCCACGATGTTCATACATTCACAGTCCATCAAATGATTATGCTTACCCACTTGCTTCCATACAAGCCTTTCCCTGCCAGTCATAGGGTTTTTTACTCGCACCTTCACCTCTGCCTCGATATGCACCCTCCAAACATCTGGGGTATCCAAAGCTATGTAGCCGGGTTCTTTTAATAGGTTGGAGAGGATGTCTTTGATGGATGGATTAGACCAACGCCAAACTGGGCAGAATTTCCACTTCCACCCTGCCTTCGATTGCACCGCCTTACCGCTGAATGGGTCTCCATTGGCGATTCGAGCGTAGGGGCGTTGGAGCTTTCGATCATCTATAATTTCGGAGAAGCTGGCTCGATCTGAACCGACCAACGCCATAAAGCCCCACTTACAACAATGGAGATAGACCTCTCTGGTTTGGTCACCGCTGTCACAGAAAACGCACTTCGATTCCACCCCAAACTCATCGGCTTTTGCCTTAATGTCTCCCCAAGTTTCCAACCGCCCCGCCCACACCAGCCTTGATCTGCCCTCTAAATCCCAAGCCCTCACAACGCACCAAGCGTGGAAGCCCCCTGCCTCTTGGATGTCGCAAGCCATAATCAGCTTCTCACCCATCCTAACTTCACCCATCTTGTAGTCACCCGCCACGATTTCCATCTTCTCTGATTCGTGTTCCATCCAAGGCTCGGCTAGAACTCGGTTCACAAAGTCTTGTAGCCCTATGATTCCATTGTGCTTATCTTGCAGAAACTTTACTGCCAAGCTCCCAAAGCTAACCCAAGGGGCATATAGGCCGTTAAGATGATAGGAGCGTCTAGCTGGTTCGCCCTTGAGATTGGTTGCCCTCCACTCGCCCTCTCGAAGCATCTTGGTTTTCTGTCCGTCTGTAATCTTGCCCTTGCATTCCTCGCACTCGTAATAGGTCGAGGATTTGACCAGCTTAAAATCATAGACTCCATCCTCAATCTTGGCCGACTCATCCCACTTCACTTGCCCCCAGACTAGCTTCTGCTTATGCCCACAATGAGGACAAGGCACGAAGTAGAAACGCATATCCCCCTTCTGCCATTCACTCCAAATGATTGAGTCGGCAGTTGTGGGGGTGCTGGTTGCTATGATGAGATGGTTTGGGTAGGTGCTGACTCTAGCCTCTGCTAGTTGAACTGGGTTCGCCTCTCGTCCCGACCCTGCTTGCTCTGGGAACTTGTCCACTTCATCCATACATAGCAACGCAATCGAGCGACTGGAAAGAGCAGAGGGGCTAGTGCCAGCCCACCAGACCGAGCATCGCTTGAAGTGTTGTTCTAGGATTTTTATTTTGTCGGTGTTGTCTGGCTTTTCTTTTGCTAGGGCTGGGCAATCGTCAATCATTGGCAACCACCTAGTTTCTGTGAATGATCTAGCCAAATGCTCGCTAGGCATCACCCACAAGGCGGGGCAAGGTCGCTCCGCTATTCGGTACGCTAGGCCAGCTAGAATCGTTGTGGTCTTGCTTGTTTGTGCTCCCCATACCAGCACCACCCGCCGAATCGAATCATCACCAAAAGCCTCTAGCGGTTCACGGACATAGGGTGTAAGTGTTGTTGAGTACGCTCCGGGTATGTTCGTAACCCTAGCCGAGAGGGTTAGGTTTTTCTCTGCCCATTCTGGGATTGAGAGTTGTTCCCTTGGCTCAAATAAAAGACGAGCGAAGTTCTTGGCCTCATCAATCTGGTTCACACCCCACACATCCCTTCTTCACAATGAGGATGATCGCCACCAAAAATATCCATCTGCCCCTTATCGAAATCGTCCCTAAAATCTACTTGCTCAATAGGAGTGCAAGACTTGTGGAGAAATGGCGTGGAGTCAAATTTCTCGCTATTTTTTCTTGCAAGTTGCATATCCTTTTCAAATTGCACGGCTCGCTCAAATGCCTCTGGTTCTTCTTTTTTCAATCGCTTCCATTCCTTGTTTGAATGAAAGGGGCAATAAACGCACGATGATCTTGGTGGTTTTGGGTATCCGTTCTTTTCCATCCATTCCAAGCAATTTTGCCTAGTCATTCGCTTTTCAATCAAAGGCCAACGGCTTTGTGCCCAAGCGTCCCTAGAGGGCTTGCACCGATGCCACTCGTCCCAAGAAATGCCGATGTATTGAGTTACTGAAATATGTTTTTGCCCCCTCTTAATTTTGCACCTAGCCCTAGCCTCTTTCATAATCGGCTTGATTTTGAAGTCTGCCGTGCAAGACCTAAACACAATCTTCCCCAGCTTGCCCTTGGCACTTTTTGTGAAGAATGGAATGTTCGTTCTGCTGAACTTGCGGCCATCTTTTGTCACCCTCATTTTCAATGATTCTTTTGAAAGACTCCCAGCCGTTACTATATAAACCGGGTATGGCAATAATGCCTTTAACTGCTCTAGCCATTTATAGACGCTCTCTGGTTCGTCTTGCGTATCGGAAAAAATAGCAAAGTCTGGCATAGGGGAGATTTCCCCCTTCGCACACATCAAGGCTAGGCAACTAGACTGAACTCCAGCACCAAGAGAAATAATGTTGTATTCCGTCTTTATGTCTGGTTCGACTAATGGATTCATCTCTTAACCATATAATCCTTGGCATAAGCCCAAGTTAGATTCTGATGTATTTTATGATGGCACTCGAAGCACACCGCCAAGAAGAACTCTACCTCGTTGAGCCTATCACCGAACCTTCCTCGCCTATGGTGAACTTGGCTCGCCATCTTGCACTTGCATACTTGGCAGACTGGGTTGTTGGTTAGAAACTTCTCTCGCACATCTTTATAGACTTCGTTCTGGCCTTTTCTCTTTGCAGATACTCGGCGTAGTTTCCCGCCTCGCTTGAGTGGGGTTTTGCGTTTAAGGGGAGAGCGTTTCATCGGTCAAAGTATGGTAGGACTATGCCAAGGATTGCGATTGCTACCAGCAAAACAATGAAGCACTCGTTCATTTGAATGCTCCCTCTGCTTTCTGAATGGTGACAAAGATTTGATCGATGCCCTCTTGGATAGCCCTTTTGGCACATTCGGGGTCGCTAGGGTTTGCTCTGGCCGCCAAGCTCGAAGGCATAGCGTCCATTAGGTTTCTAATTGCTCCCAGCCATTTGCCGAACACTTCTCGAACCTCGTCCATCCGAATCGTAACTCTGTTCACCTCTTCCCATCGAGCGTGTTCCATTTCTGCTTCTGCGACTCGCTTTTTTGCTTCTCCCCATCCTTGAACCGCCGCCCTCATAGCGACTGGGTTTCTTTCGTTGGTTGCCCTCTGAACTAATGAGTAGGCAACTACCTCGGCTCTCCTCGCTCGGTGTAATCGTCCAAGCGGATTTTCCAATTTGATCGACTCTGCATCCGAGTTTTCTGATGTCTCTGATAAGCTCGTTGATGCTGACAAGATCGGCCTCGCCCTGCTTGGCTTCTTTTGATTGGCTATTTTCCAACGCTCTGCATCGGCTACGCTTGTAAGGGGCATACCTCTTTTTACTAGCTTTGAGATTTCGCTCTTCACTAGCCCCCACTTCTCGCATAGCTCTTTTTGTCGTATCATTTCTCACAGAGGCTTCCCACACGCCAAGCATTTCTCACCATCTCCACTCTTTTCTTCCTCTGGGCTGGTTGCCTCCATCATCTTTCCGATCTCATCCAAGCTGAACCCGGTAATATCAATATCGATCTCCCCCGCATCCAGTTCTTCTAGGATGTCTTTGAGTTGTGGCATATCGAACTCCCCACTCAATTTATTAAGAGCAAGGTTGGCCGCCTTCTCTTGTGTTTCATCCAACCAAACTGCCCACACATCGATCTCATCTTTCCCAAGTGCCAAATAGCACTTTAGCCTTTGATGGCCTCCAACTATGTTTCCAGTCTTTGCGTTCCAAGTTATCGGCTGAAGATTTCCGAGTTCGCTCAAAGATTTCGTGAGCCTACCCAACGCATCCGAAGTGATGGTTCTCGGATTGTATTTTGCTGGCGAAAGCTCGCTGATTTTCTTTGTTACTAAAGATGGATATTTCATTGGGTCGGAAAAG